TCATCTACATCATTTAAATATAACATAAAAGCTAAGATTCTATTTCTAGCTTTCATTTCTGCATTTTCACAATGCCATGTATGATATCCTTCACCCACTTTTGTTTTCTGTATCTTAACTTCTAATATATTGTGTGTAGCTAACTTTTTTAAATAAGAGTATTTTTGAACATATAATGGATACACTTCTTTAAAAAATAAATCTATAAAGGGTTTGTTGTTATAAGTCATTGCAACATTGGTATCTGTTATAGTGTTTATTACGTTATCAGACACTAACATTTCATCTTCTTTTCTTGGATATACTGCACCCTGCTGTTCACATTTATTAAAATAATTTAAATAATCATTTATCAATTCATTTGGCATAAAGTTTTTAAATACACCAATATGGTCATCTCTAATCAAATATTGTTTATCCATTATATAGCCCCTCTGTTTTTGATTGGGTCAAACTGTACATCACAATTTGCAGCAAGTGTTCTTCGTGTTTCAGTAGTACCATTGAAAGGATAAACACAATGCCTCATGTCATAAGGAAACACATAAAAATCTCTAAGGTCCATTGGTGGTTGATAATCTATTTTTGCAAACTGACCGTTGGCTGCACCTAATATTTGTAGTCTACCGTTCTGGGGTATAGCTTCATTAGAATATTCTTTACCAAAAGTTGATGGTAGTTTTAAAATCATTACAGAAGATAAACCTGTAAATAACATTCCTCTATGAATGTGTGCTGGATTGTATTCATGTTCTTTCATCTCATTCACCCATATAGAATTTAAATGAGTGTCATAATCTCTAATTTTATTAAACGCTAGATAGTGTTTAAACACAGTCATAAAATAATCTGTTACGTTTGTAGTTAATAGATTATGATTTTTCATCTTTGATTGATCAGTACCATTATAAAATAAAGAATGTTCGTTCTCTATCTTACCTACTAACTGTTTATTAGCTGGTTCAAGTCTATGAAAGTTTTGTTCGTATATTTGATTAATCGACTGAAAAATGTCTAACGGTACTTGATACTTTAAAATTGATTGACCTAAAAATACAAAATCAAAATTAAGATTTTGGTTTTCCATGTTGTTCAATTTGTTCTTTCTCTTTATAACTATTTTCTAATTCACCAGTTTTTTGAATTCTTTTTAATGATTCTAATTGACCCATTACATTAAATATATCTGTATCAGATGAGTTACTGTTTAATGTTTTTGCCTTTTGTGCATAATGTTTTCCATAAGATTCTAATTGATGTTGATTAACATCTTTGTCATTAAAAGAACCGTCATTAAATTCTTTCTTTAATCCAGACCACATACTGATTTCTCTCATTCTATGTCTTGCAGTTTTTTCCATAGACGCTTTTCCAAAACGAGATTCATCTAAATCAATTTCGTATTTAGTTAATTTATATTCGTCTGTTTCACTAGATATTTTTTTCTCTAGGTATTTAATCTTTGCGTCATTTCTTCTATAATCAAACGATAATGTCATTAAATTATCTAAGTAAGTTGATTGTTCTCTAACACACTGCCAATACTTTGAAGCTTTAGTTGGATATCTATTGTCTTGTAATACAGAAAATCTCGCCTCAGTTTCAGTTCGAAACATTTGTTTTTTAGTCCAAGTATCTCGCAACTCTTCCGTCATTGCCTTAAAATTATTAAGGTCTTTTGTGCTTAATAGATTGTTTAGATTGGGGATTTCTTTTTCAATAATATCTTTTACGCCGTCTTTTTTTACTATATCATCACTCATTCAGTTCTCCTTATTATATAATTATAATGTTACTATTATTTATAAGACTTTTATGTTAAGATGATGAAATAACTTCTTGTAATAAACCATCACCGTGCCATTCTTCGGTTGCTGCTGAAACTGAGGATGCTTCACCAAAAAAAACTAAACCAGATGTTGACGTTCCTGCACCAGGCAATCTATTTCTTGGTGTATTCATATGGTCTTGATTAGTCCAATTTGTACCATTCCATAATTCTGTGCTTCCCGTATTAGCTCCGTGATTACCACCAGCAGCTATTGTCGCTGTTGACGTTCCAAATCCACATAAACTTTCTCTTCCTAGATTTAAGTCATTTACTTCTGTCCAGTTAGTTCCATTCCATAATTCTGTTAATGCTTCATTTCCAAAAGCTAAAGCTGCTGTAGTAGTTCCTGATCCTGTTGCTTTAATTCTTCCTGAGTTTAAATTATTTAATTCAGTCCAGTTAGTTCCGTTCCATATTTCTGTATCAGCAACGTTTGGTTCACCAGCGAAAGCAAGTGCTGCTGTTGCTGTTCCACAGGCAGCTAAAAACTCTCTAGCTGTGTTTAAATCATTTACTTCTGCCCAAACATTCCCATTCCATGTTTCTGTATAACCATCATCATCATCACCTCCAATAGCTAAAGCTGAATCACTATTTGCCCCTGCTCCTGCTAAATTATTTCTTTCTGTATTCATATCATTTACTGCAGCCCAAGTTAAACCATTCCATTGCTCAGTATCTGGTCTAGTTCTATCGTCATTTGGTGGCGCAAACGCAGGAGAAAATCCACCAAATGCTAAAGTTGATGTACTTGTTCCTGCTCCTGCTAAATTACCTCTAGCAGTGTTTCCATTAGCACCTGTAACCCATGCACCTAAAGCAACTCTTGTGTTCCATTCTTCGGTGACTGACTGTGCTGCTGCTGGATTCTCTCCTCCGAAAGCTAAAGAAGATGTATTACTTGCCCCTGCTCCTGCTAACCCAATTCTTTCAATACTTAAATCATTTACTTCTGTCCAGTTAGTTCCATTCCAAGATTCTGTTTGTCCTGTTTCAAGTGGTCTACCTCCACCAACAAATAATAAACTACTACTTGTTCCACTTGCAAAACCAGTAGAACCTCTACCTCTATTTAAATCATTTACTTCCGTCCAGTTTGTTCCATTCCAATTTTCAGTTTTTGCTGAAACTGCACCAGGAGACTCGTTACCAGCACAAGCTATCGCAGCTTGGTAATTTCCAGTTCCTGCTAGATTTCTTCTAGCCGTGTTTAAATTATTTACTTCCGTCCAATTTGAACCGTTCCATAATTCTGTATTATTATAATAATCAGGAGGACTCCAACCTCCAAAACATATAGCTGCTGTATTATTATCTCCTGCCCCTATAGTACTTCTTCTTGCTGTATTTACATCTCCTAATTCTGTCCAGTTTGTTCCATTCCAAGATTCGTTTAAAGCTGAAACAGCACCATTAAGAAGTGTTCCTGCAAACCCCAAAGCTGATGTTTGAGTTCCACTACGACCCATAAAAGACCTAGCAAGATTCATATCATTTACCTCAGTCCAACTTGTACCGTCATATTGTTCGGTTAGAATATATTTTGGATTACCAGGAGGAGCAGATCCTCCAAAAGCTAATGCCGCAGTTTGTGTGCCTGCACCTGCCATACCTGCTCTTGCTTGATTTAAATTACCACCAGTAGACCAAGCATTACTTACAAATTGTCTTCGAGTTTTTAATTCTTCGGTTGTAGTGTTATACCAAACTTGACCAACAACTGGATTTGTTGGATCCGAAGTTACCACTTCTACATCTGTTCCGTGTAATTCTTTATAAGTTGCCATATTAATCTATTGTCTCCGTTACAATTCCGTCATTGTTCCATTCTTCAGTTCCTGCTGTAGGATTAGAACCATCATGACCACCAAAAGCTAAAGCTGCTGTTTGAGTTCCTGATGCTCCTATTTGGTTTCTTGCTATATTCATATTATTTTCATTAGTCCAACTAGATCCATTCCAAAATTCTGTTGCTGTTGTAGGATTTGGAGATTGTCCGCCAAAAGCTAAAGCAAGTGTTGATGTTCCTGATGCTGCTGTATTACTTCTACCTACATTTAAATTATTTACTTCAGTCCAATTAGTTCCATTCCATAATTCTGTTTCAGCTGAGGTTCCTGGACCACCAACAGATAGTGCTGCCGTGCTAATTCCAGTTCCTGACATAAGATTTTTTGCAGTATTTAAATCATT